CACTTCTACGAGTGTCAAGTTATAGCCAGTTACAGCATATATTTCTACACTGGTGATTTTTCCAGTTCCATCGGCTGGATTAACAATAACCATATATGTGTCTGTAAACTTTTCACTGGTTCTGTTTGTTGCAGCTGCACCTACATCAATTTCAGTGGCCATTACAACCATTTGAAATATTAAAAAAATAAGAAAAACAACTAATAATATTTTTTTCATAATTATTCTCCTTTCGTGGCAAATTTATATTGGTAGCATTGAACTGGACATTTGCCTATAAAATTTAGGAAATCTTTGGTTGAATGAGCAGAAATACGAATACTATTTATACTCGGCAATCTTGTTATTTTGAATCCTAAATTTATTAATTTCTTAATTAATCTTTTAACATCTGAAATAAGAAATCCACAAGTAAATAAAACAATATATGGCCTTCCTCCTCTTTTGTCATGTCTTAAACAACCATCTCCAATTACCCATTGCCTACAAGTCAAAGAAGTTAATTTAATATCTTTAGGAACTATCTTTTTGCCGTTGGGATACCAATGTTTATAGATAGGAAATAATTCTGCATAAGCATAGGAAGCATGAGAATAACTATAATAATTTCGTTCTTTGTGATATCGTTCTTTTATTTCTCCTCCTTCTATTCCAAATGATTTCAATATATTTGCTATATATTGTATATATTCAAAATGTTTTGAACTATATCTAAACCTCGCAGAATGAAGAGATCGACAATTTAAACTACCATCACCAAGAAGTTCCCCTGAAATCCATTCGATCGCTTTTCGTGATAACTTGCAATGATTTTTCACTTGTTTAAGGGAATTAGCCTCGCCTACAGAACGAATTGAGATATTAAATTTTATCATCCAATATCTTATAGTCAAATTACTTACCTCACATATTTCGGCAATCTGAGGGATATTCAATTCTTTATTCCAATATTTATTAAATAACCAATTTTTATCTTTATATTTTTTCATTTGTTACCTTTAATGCTTATATTATAACACTTTCGAGTATTTTTATCATATTTTTTTATTACAATTCTCCAACGTCAATCGAGGGCGAGAAAAAGAGGATATCGGCCGACTTGGCATAGCCTGTTCTTTGAATCTGGTTTCCTATCGTAGTTGGGCAAGTAGAAGTCATTGCCCCTGCCGTTGCCGCAGAAACATAAACCATCGCACCTGCAAACTCAAAAGCAGAGTCATCCCTTATATAACCCATTACTAACATCTTACAAGTCTGACCATCGGCTTTTGCTTCAAGAGCAATTCTTAATCCTGGCATAGTTGTCGAAGCATCTGCTTTAGCTTTTTTCCACTCTTTATCGGTAAAATTAAAATACAGTAATTGTCCAAAGACAACACTTTCACCTACTGGCTGACTATCAGTAATACCTGACCAAGTATGATCAGAAGCTAAAGCATTATAAAAGTCAAACTGTGTATCGGTATTTTGGCTATGCTTCTTTGTTACTGCGTCGGCCACATCAGTATCGGTATTAGTGCCTTCCTCGATTATTCCGGTAGCATTGTTAATTTTAGCTATTTTACCAGCGGTAAAAGCTCCTGTTTTAGTTATTTCATCAACCAAAATTGCCTTAATTTCTGCATCGGTATCTACAGTAGGATCAGCTTCTACTGCAAATTCTAAGGCAGTCTCCCCAACATTTACCCTAGCAAACTTTAACGAACTGCCAGTATAATTGGCCGGGGTATCGGTTAAGTCGGTAAACTTCAAAGCAGCAAGTTCCGAATCAGTAGCAAGGGTAATTCCCCATATTTCTTCCATCTCTGCCTGAGCGTCAATTGCTGTCTTTAAATAATAACTACCCAAAGCAGTAGAGAGTTCAGTTGATGTAATAATATCTAATAACCAGATATCTTCCATTTCAGGTAAGGTATCTATAGCAGTCTTTAAATAATATAAATCTAAATCCCCATCATTAACCAGAGATACGCCCCATATAGCCTCCATCTTTGCCTGGGTATTTATTTCCGTCTTAAGATAATAAAGTCCATCACCGGCGTCTAAACGAGCCTTTATTGTATCGTATGTGCCACTTGGGTTAATTCCCAATTCTGTTTCTATAGCGATAACTGCCGCATTTGTGTCATTTGGCACCGCTGCCCTGGCCGTGGTAGCAAGAGGATCCGGATAATCCACTTCAACGCTCGTATCGGTATCGATCGCACCGGGATAATCTGTCCCACTTCCACCTCCAAGCTCATATCCTAAAGCTATTCCAGAAAATAATAATAAAATAATTATTAAAAATAATATTCTTTTCATAACATTCTCCTCTCTTTTTATGCCGTAGAAGGCACCGGTTCTCTTAATTTTAAAATAAATTTTCCTACCAATTTAGAACTATTCCAGCCCGTTAACATATTTAAAGCTCCTCCATCTTTAAAATATACGTCCAAAGTATTTTCTAAAAATGGTAGTTTTAAAGTATGAAGCCCAGGTGATTCCAATATAGCTTTAAATAAATTTAAATTACTTAAAAATTCTGCTTTTGTATTTGCTTTTATATAGCAAAATAAAATTATATCCCTGGGTTCAAAATGAATATCATCGGCATCAGTGTAGGATTCCTCTCCATTGGAATCAGGCCAGCTATGGGCTATTTCACCTTTTCTTTTCAGAAAATCTAAGGTTCCGTTAACTTTTTGGACATAAACTCCATAGGTAGCTGCCAAGTCATGAGACGAAGAAATAGTTACTGAAGCTCCTGCTGCTTCTGCGGTTAAACTCCCGGTAACTACGTTGATAGTTCCTGCCACAACTGAAATGATGGTATAATTACCATTATTCGAAGTAGAACCAGAAACGGTAATTACATCCCCTGCTGCAAGACCAATCTCTAAAAATTTAGCGGCAGCTTGAATTATAGTATCCTCTCCTGCCCCACCATCTATAAAGGCAATATCAGTTCCTGTAACCTTACTACCGATTAAATATCCGGATTGCATAATTAAGCACCCCCAATCGCCCTTAAATATTCGCTTTCTAAAGATATTCCCTTACTTAATTTATCATTTATGTCTTTCAGGTATTTATTATATTCAGTATTATCGGCAATTCTTGAGTTAATTATTATTATGCTTTCCATATTGGAAAGTATGTCTACGGTATTAATTCTAATCGCTTGGAATTGTCCTGCTAAAAGCCCGGCTGTTTCTTCTGTTATGCCTGCAATTGCTCCGGTTAATCCTTTTCTCCCTGCCTCTTCTAATTCCATACCTGCTGATTCTAAAACCTCTTGTATTGCTTCCCATTGTGTTTCTGCAGCTTCAATCATTTCTTGATATGTTCCGGTTAGATCCTCTATTTCTTCAGGTGTTAGCCCGCCTTCAGAAAGAATAGCAAATTGATCATACCAATCCTCGATATATTTTGTAATTATAGTTCTCTTAAAGGCGTCTAAAATTGCTTTTCTCATCATATCGTTAAAAGTATCGGCAAAAACCTGGGCCGAATCTAGCCCTTGAGAAAATCCTTCAGCGATGGCATCGGCAATTGATTCAGTGGTGGTTCCGGTAAGAATTTCTTGATATTGCTGATACAGATTAGCTATTTCTGCATTGGCGCTTTCTATAGCAGATAACCATTCTTCTATCTTTTCTTGATCAACTTCGCTCCAGGTCCACCATAAAAATTGTCCGTAAGCTTCTTTTTCAGCCTCAATCATTTTATTATATGTATCAATTTGATCCTCGAGTAAATCAATTGTATCTTGTATTGCCTCGGTCTTTGCCGTTCCAGAAGATTGACTTAATATCGTTTGCTGTTTTTGTAATTCAAGAGTAATCGCTTGTAATTCTTCTCTAAGTTCGGGAACGTCAGAATAAGTTTTTACGAATAGATTGATAATACTATTTATAGCAGCCGCTATTCCGCTTATAATCCCGGCAATATTGCCAGTTGAAAAACCAATTGTTATCTCACCAATTCCGCCAATTAAATCAGCCATATCATTTATTGCTTCTTCAAGTTCTGTGTCAAAATTTCCCACAACGTCGGCCAAAGCATGCAGGGTGTCAACCGTTTTATTAATTTCGTTATTTATATTTTCCCATATTTGCTTTTGTGATTCAGCGATATCTTTATCGAGTAGAATAATGATATCGGCATATTCAGAATATTTTACTTTCATCTCTTCGAGGGTTTTAATTTTATCTTCTAATTCTTTATTATTTAGATCTTCCCCATATTCGGCTAATTTATAATCTATTTCTTGTTTTGCTTTACTAAATTTAACCTCTGCAATTAACTGCTCTTCTATAATCTTTAATCTGTCCCGTTCATATTTAACATCGGTTAGCAATAATAATTCGTTAGTTTTCTCCTGAATTGAAACAATCTTTTCTTCTGTTGTCTGATAAGATTCAAAATAAGATTGTAATATTTTTCTCTTCTCATCAACTGCTGCTTTTTCGGCATCAGTAATTTCTTTTAATTTATCATTTACGAATATGAAGTATTCTTTATTAGCTTCCATTTCTTTTCCAAGTCCCGCTTTGGCTATTTCAAGTCTTAATTTATAATTATTGTCTAATTCATCTGTTTGTTTCCCCAGATTTTCCTTAAATATAGTCAATGCTGTTTCTGCTATCTCTTTATTATATTTATCATTAATTTCTAATATATTTTTATTGTGCTGTTCTACCGCCCCTAAATATTCAGTAGATCCCTCTTCGTAATTTTTGATTATAGATTTGAAATTATCTTTTTCTGCTTTAAGGTCTTTATCCCTTGCCTCTGTTATATACCCGAAGAGTTCATCTTCTATCTTCTTCTTTTTTTCTATTATAGTTTTATTATATTCGTATATATCATCGGTAATTATTTTGGTTAATTCGGCATTGTCTTTATATTTTGTTAATATTTCAGATAAATATTGACTATAATTTTCGCCATCCATAACAAGTTGTGCATTGTGTTCTTTTACATATTCTTCTCCGAATTGGTCTACATCGCTGGTATATCTTTTATATTGACTTGCCATATATTTTAATTTATCTTCTATATCTTCGATTTCTTTGTCGGTAATAGTAGGAATAACCGTGGGTTCTTCTTCAGGAGGTTTTCCGGGTTCAGGAGTAATCACAATCGGTTTTTCTCGTGTTTTTCTTAATTCCTCTAAGGATTTAGTTAAAATATCTACCATTTCATATGATTTTTCTTGATTTTGATTTAATTGGTCTTCTTCTAATGCTCTTTTTTCGGTTGCCAAAGATAAATCTTTTTCCAATTTCAGATATTCATTATTATCCCTTAAACGTATCTCTATCATATCATTTAACTGTTCTTGCTCATATAATTCATATTCCCCGCCTGTTACTATCCACTTCGCTAAGTCCTCTTCGGCTTTAATTTGTTTATTAATTCTTTTTATTTCTTTATCTCCCGCATCTTCGTTCCTATCATATAATTCTTTAGCTAAATCCGCCCGGCGCATTTCAATCTTCGCCTGTGCTAGGTCTAATTCCATTATCCTTATACTTAAATTTATAGTTCCTTCTTTAGCTAAACTTAAAATATCGATAGAAGTGGCAGCACCTTCGACAGCCTTTCCAAGAGTGGGGAAGTATATAGCCAGAGCTTCTTCTGCTGCGTGTAGGTGGGTTGTTTCTTCTTTGGTAAGTTCTGTTTTGCCTCGTAGATTTTCTACTGTAGCGATTAAATCATCAATTCTATTCTGTTTACTTTTTAGTGTATTAGTTAATTCCGAATAAGCCCTTGATAACTCGGAAAACTCATCATTAGTCCCGCTCATCGCCTGATTAATTCCACGAGCTATATTGTTCATAAATCCGAGCAAACTATCTCCGAGAGGTTTCAACTTTGCCATTATATTATTTTTCATAATCGCCATTTGATTTTCGGTAGTATCTACCATGATCTTGAAGGCTTCAGAAGTGGCGCCAGTAGAGTTTTGTACTTCTATTAAGGCTTTATTAAATTCCTCGCCTTGGTCGCTCGCAACGGCAAGTAAGCCAGTCAAACCCCTGATATTAGGAAATAATATACTTAATTGTTCGATATTTCCACCTGTAGCGGTAATCAAATCATTGAGGAAAGTTTTAAATCCTTTTCCTCTTATAGCAGCTGTATCAAAGTCAATGCCCAATTCTGAAATTAATTTTTTTGCCTCTTCACCAGGCGTAATAATAGCATTGAGCATACCTCTAATACCCGTCATCATTTCAGGAGTCTTAAGAGTTCTAGTGCCTTGAGCAATAATTGCCATCAAATCATCGAAAGCAAGTCCAGCTTGCGCTGCCAATCCTGTAACCGTAGTAATCTCGGGTCCAAGTTCTTCCATATTTGTCTTGCCAAGTCGAACAACGGTAAAGAGTTTATCCGATATATTCGTTGCATTCCCTGCTGCTTCTCCATAGGCATTTATAATACTCGTCAAGGCATCGGCGGCTGTGAAGGTATCAGTTACACCTCCCACTGCTAGTTCCATAGATTGTCGAAGTATATCCATAGCTTCAGCACCATCGATGCCAGCACTGATAATCTGATAAAGTGCTTTTGTGAGTCTTATGGCACTTTCAGGACCAGTTTTTGACATATCTATAATTTCTTGGGATATTCCTTCAAAATTGCCTTGTACCATTTTTGAGATAGTCTGGACTTCCTTCATGGCAGTTTCAAATTCTTTAGAAAAATTGTAGGCTTGTTTGGTTATTTTTGCAAAAACAAGGGCTGCACCAATGCCTAACCCAGCAAAAATATCCATTCCAGTTATACTACGAGTTAAAGTACGTAATATTCCCTTCGCCTGGACTGCTCCTGTTTGTAATCCCGTATTATCGATTTTTGTCCGCCAAAAAAGCGAACCTCCGGTTTCTAGTGCCATTTTATTCCACCTTAATTAAATTTTTCTTTGCATTCTCTTGATTAAAAATATCCCAACGTATAGGTAACCTATTATTATTCAATCCAATTCCAAAATTCATATATTCCCCTGCTTTTTCATAGTCCTTTTTCTCGAATTCATAAATAGCCAGCCAATTGAGAATTTCAGGAAGCACAATTTTTGAATTATTAATTAATAACCGTTCATATAAACTCCCCTTTGTTTTACAAATATCGAGTGCAATATCAAAATATTTTTTTGCCTTTTCATTATCCTTGCTGGTCCAATAATTCCCTAACATCAAATATATTTGAGAGATCCTGCTCGAATAATGACAGGCCTCTCTTTCTATTCTTTCCGCATTTTTTATATCATCTTTAGCTAAATATGACCCCACCAGATTAACAAAAACTTCAAGAAAGGCATTCCAGCCCTCATTATAATTTTCCTTTCTCATCTTTTTTATCCATATCTCACCATGGCGAATCGTATTCTCAAAATCTCTGGTGACATAGTATGTCTTTACTAAATGAGTTAAATTATGCAGGTTATCCGGATGTTCTTTAAACTCTTTTTGGAGCATCGGCAAACTACGCGCCATTTTATTATCTAATAATTTTTCGCCCTTTTCCCCCTGGAAAATATATCCATAATGATTAAAGATTATATGAGGGGCAAAAAGATAGGGGGGCTTGCAAATTGGTTTATTATGGACCGCCTGCTCAAAATGGAAACCACTCTCATTTTTGAATATTCTGGGCTGCAGCATTTCTGAATATTGTTTTAGGTCCCGGGTATAGTAGTTATATAAATTTACAAATACCGTTGGTTCTTTATATTCTGGGTTCAGAATTATATCCTCTAACAAGTATAAGCATTCATGACGCAATTCCTCATCGGCATCCATATACATAATTTTATCCCCGATAGCCTTTCCGATCCCATAATTGCGGGCTTTGCTGAAATCCCAGGGGATAAATTCTTTTTTATATACCTTGTCAGTAAATTTTTTAGCAATATTTATCGTCCTGTCTGTAGATCCGGTATCTACTATAATTAATTCGGTAAGCAGTTTTAGTGTTTTATCATCTTTCATTTGAATAATAGGTAAAAAAGAATCTAGGCATCTTTGTAAATTTGCTTCCTCATTTTTAACGATCATACAAATTGATAATTTTGGTTTTTCCATTTAAATTTCCTTTTATAGATTAATTTTGATAAATGATGTCTCCCTTTCAAAAGTATCTAATTTCATTTTTATTCCACGTGCCGGATCATAATATTTATTATTATTCCAGACACACCAGTGTCTATTCTTATATCCAGTGTAATGAATAGTGACCATACAGAGTTTTGGTTTATTATTGTTTTTTATTCTAACAGCTTTATTACTACAGGATATCCCCTTTTTTTGTAAGGCATAATATACTTTTTTTGTGTTTGTTTTGCCTTTTGAATCAAATAATTTTATTGATTCTTTAAGAGATATTCCGGCAATCATTGCCACGCATGCCTGGCCACACAAATTTGAATTATCAGGTTGTCTAATTAAATTAATTGTCATAATAAACCATCCAATTCATTTATATCTCTTATCTCTAAATCTTTCGCCTTTTTCTTTTTCTCATCTCCGGACTTATAACTTGGAATTGAACTCATTAACATCACTAAGTTAGCATAACTATAATTCCACAAAATATCTCTCATGGACATCTGGGGAAAATAATGCATGAGCCCACCGATTATTCGCCAGGGGTTGTTTCCTTCCTGGTCTGTAGAAGATTCATCCCCTTTATCGAAACTAAAGACGCCAAAAAAGGGTTCATATCCATTTGTTGAACTATTACCGTCATTAGTTTCAACCCCTCCTTCGCGGTCAGGTTTTCATTCAAAAATTTAATTAATTTTTTTGACGGTTCTTTTTCTCTATTAACAATTCCGTAGGCAATCATTTTGATTAACTTGTCTTTATTCTCAATTACATTTTTTGCTCCTAGATCTAAAAGATTAATCTCCTTCCCCTCATTTTTCATAGCCCCTACTAGTTCATCAGTATTTAAATCCAATAGAATTTCGCTGATTTTTAACAATGTTCCCATCTTAATAGGATAGATAACGAATTTTCTTTCAGAAGAAATTAAATGAAGTTTATTAAGCATATTTTTATGAGTTATGGTTATTCTGAAGTCTACCCCCTTCTCTAAAATGGAGTCGATAGCGCCCTGACGAATTTGATTATTTTTAATATCACTCGGGGCCCCGAGCTTATCCTTAATTTCTTTTTTCTTATTCTTCTCAGGCATATTTTCTCCTTATTTAAATCTATACCCGCCCCATATAGAAATATTATCAGGGCGGGTCAAATAATTCTTATTCTGTTTCTTTCTACTGAACCGTCATTACGATTGGGGAACCAGTGACAGGCATCAGCACATCAGCGCTAAAGGTAATCTGCCCGGATTCGGTCTTGGCAAATTTCAATTCTCCGCCAGCATAAAGAGAAGCTCTTTTAATTACGAATTTTAATTGTTTTCCATTTATCTTTTTAGAAATAATCTGGAAAGCTCTCTCACTTATTACTATTGCTGTGACAGGAGCTGTCCAGATAGTTGTAAGACTCGCAGTGCCCCCGAAAGCATCCTCCATTATACTTACTCCCATATCCCTTGTAGCAAATTCTATAGTCTTTTTGCCTGCGGTAATTAGCTGCACATCGGGATATTCAGTTTCCTCACAAAACAGATCAGCTATCGAGGGTGCATTAAGTACGATATGCGCACTGTCAGGAACTATATGCTCTATGGTAGCCAGAGAAGCAACAGACGGTCCTATTTTTATTGATTCTAATCCTATCAATCTTATATTACTCATTTTATATTACCTCCAGTAATTTATTTTTCTATGAAACAATTTATTCTTAAGTTAACGTATGACATTGAAATCTGATCAACATCATTTAATAGTATCTGGTTCACAATATCAAAAACATAGTAATTTGAAATGTTATTGTATGCTTCTATTACTGCTGTTACTGCATCGGTTGTCGCTCTTAATTTCACTATATCGGGGGTCCCATTGTCAAAATTTTTGCAGTAGCAATTAACCATAAAAGTGGCATCGTTTATTATTTCGTCCCCGTTATGGTTAGATAAAGGAATTATCACGATATCCTGCAATTCGGAATTTAAAGGCTTTTTATTCCTATAGACCCTGCCATCAATTGTATTCTTAACCGAATCTATATTAATAATAGGATATAATATATCGTTTATATCGAATGTCGTTTTCATAAGCTATATTCCTTTATCTTTAACTTCAAGAGGGCTTTTGCTGCCGGTACGCTTCCGGTAATTACATCGTAACCCTTCGATTCCACAGCTGCAGCATATTCCATGCCTGCAATTACAATCAAGATAAACCCTTTATTATTTTCTTTTAATACTTCTTCTGCTATTTTCTTCGCTTGAGATTTACCCTCAGCTTTCCCTTCTACATTTTCCTGAATAATATTTCCATCTCGAGCGATTATATATCCAATTGAACTTCTTAAATTCCCTGTTTGGTCTTTATATGTTCTTGTATTCCTAGCATCATTAACGAAATTTTCGCCTACCATGGCCAAGGTCCAAATGATCCTTTGTTCTATGCTGACTGTAAATCTATCTATTCGTCCGTCTACATCCCCTTGTGAAAATCCAGGAATCAAAGGCATATTAACACTTCATTTCTACATGTTTTTGAAATTCAAACAATTGTAAAATTATATGTTCCTTGTTAAAAAAAGTTAATTTTGCATTATCAGGAACACTTCCCGCGCCAGTAAATATTTGAGAAAATACAGCCCAGCTATATCTGATCATATCCCCGGATTCCCCTATAATATATTTAGTTGAATTCGGTTGAATATTACAGATAATCCCTATCGTTACTAAAGTCCCTTCTTCATATATTCCGATTGAATTATATGTTCCAGGAGTGTAATAACTTAAGGTGGCCGTATGAGGGTATCTTTCTATTACCATATTGCTTCTCCATTAACTGTTGGTTCGTCCTCATCATATTTTTTCAAAATTCTCTTTGCCATTGCGATTAGCTGAGCTCCACTATATTTTACCGTAAAAGACCCTTCTTTTAACTCGGGGTGTGCAGCAAGGGTAAAATAGAGGGATGCGGCGGCCAAATCTATGTCTTTAGAATTAACTGCCGCATAAGTCCCTCCGGTTGCAATATTTCTATCCAAAAGAAGTTTCTCTAACAAGTTATCATTCTTATATTCAGTTTGTGATTGTAGAGCCTCTTTGTTGGTCATTTAGATTATGTACCCCATGTAGTCGCATTTTCAGTATCAAGAGAAAGCACTCTATCTATTGTGGGCCAGGACGGAAATGCGTTCAGTTCCCCTTTGGTATATTCAGCCACAGGATCAACATCAGACCATTTAGAGATTAGAACCGGCCCTTTCTTGGCTTGAATCACTTGTTTTGGAGGGTTTGTCTCTTCGGCGATAGGTCCATAGAGCATATCTCCACAATTTAAATCTTCAAGGAATGTTACATATCTATCCTCTCCACCAGAATCTAACCAGGGATCAACCGATGTGATGTTATGTCCTGCATCCTCATAACTTATCCTGGTATCAATTATCATTATTTGTGGGAATCCCTCGGATTTTAAAGCATCATTTGCCACTTCAAGTGTAGGAGCTCTTTTTACCTTAGTTCCGCCATATAAAGCAAATGGTATTACAAAGTCCTGGACCTGAGCCGAAACTCTAAATGCCAGCCACTTAGAACGATTCATCAACATATATCCGGGTGTTATTCCAAGATCCCGAGCCGCCTCCAGAACAGCTTCTATGTCAGTTATAGGCTTAGAAGTGGCAGCAGTAGCGATTGTCCAATAAGCGGTAATAGCAAGTGCCGCCACAACTTTTTTATTAGCTGTAGGAAGTCCAAAATCAATAGCCTCTTCAGTTACCACTCCTGCAGCATTCGTAATCGTGGAAAGAGTTATTTGTCCCTTAGACAGCGCTTGAAATATTACCCATTCCAATCTGGCATTTATACCATCTACGCAGTCATCTACATCTCCAAATACAAGATCAAGTAAAGCCATCTGTTCTGGCCTCGCCTGGGCTTTTAGTATGTTATAAGTATTCAAATCCATTTCTGTCATTTTCTTTTTCATTCTGATAGAAGGGATTTCTCCTGATAATTTGCTTACAGTCCTTCTGGTTTTTAAAGGTGCACTTGTATCATACGCAACTATATCAGCAGCCACTCTATTCCCCTTGCTTCCGACTAATGTTTCGTAAGTCAAGAAAGGAGTTGCCTTCAAAGGAAAGAATGTAGGCCAAAATAGTTTTTCATATACTCGTGCAATAAGATAAGCTTGTAAGCTCTTTTTATCTATTTCTTTTAATAATGAATATTCCATCTTATATTACCTCCGGTAATTTATTTAATTTTAATTTTTAATCTTTCTTAAGCAAATCGTATTCTGGCGGTGAGATCAATCTTGTGCTGACTTGTCACGAAATATGGTAATTCCGATTCATCCACAGTTCCACGAACAACGGCACCTGCGAAAATATTACCTAACTTGTCACCTTTTTCATCCCTTACTTGTATGGTATCCCGTAAAATACAGTCTGCATCATACAAAGCAGCTGAAGAACTAACGGCTGCAGCTTCATATAAAACCGCACCGTTAGCAATTACTTTATGTGCTATCCCAACAGCAATAGCAGTGGATGATACTCTGGTAATTGTTCCAGAAGTTCCTCCCTGTAAAAATATTTTCTCACCGACCTTAAATAAATGGTCAGCAGGTTCAACTGCCAAAATGGTAGTATTTGTAACCCCCGCAGCAGTCAATTTTACAGTTTTTATCACATTATACAGTCCCGCACTAGAAGCGTCAGCATTTAACAATGCTCCCTTTTTAATTTCTTTGGTAGCGGTTGGGAATCTATTAGTTTTTATAGTTACTCCGCCAGGAATATCTTCTAATATCTTTAAAAACACAGGGTCATATACGACCCCTTCCTCTTTTTTAATTTGTAAACTCATTATATTTTATCTCCTATACAATTATTTTTTTACTTTGATTTCTTTGCCTTTCTTGATTTCTTCTTCCGATAATCCTTGAAAAGGTTGCCCTTCAGGTCCTTCATTTTTTCCTTTAGCAAAACTGATCGCCATTTCTTCTCCAATAGTCCCTGCTGGTTCGCCTTTCGGAGGGACCTCTCCATCTTTAAGTTTTTTATCAATTTCGGCTTGTTTAAAGTCCAGAACTTTGTCCTTCAAACTCTTAATGCTTTCTTCAATATCTTCGTCTTTATCAACCGTAATATAAGATAGGAATCCTTCATTTAAACCTGCTTTTTTTAGAGCATCTTTGATTAAAGTCTCCCGCTTTGTCTTAACAGTTGTTCCACTCAGATCCTTTACTAAATTAGTTAAATTAATAACTTCTCCAGTTAGATCCGATATTTTCTTTTCGGTATCGCTCATATTTGCCTGCTCTTTCTTTTTCTTTTCCTCAGCTTTTCCTTTTGCCGTTGCCTCTTCTTTTTCTTTTGCCAATTTCAAATCATGGGTTGTAACGGCTTGCGATACTCTCCGGTCCGTCTCACTCTGTAAATACTTTTTGAAACTTTCTTCCAGCCCAGCTTCTTTAATGGCCTCAACAAGCTGTTCCGGTGTGAGTTCAATTTTCCCTTTTAATTTTTCAATTTCTGCGTCAATTTGACTTGCATCGGTCACCTTGATTTTTTCTGCTAATCCCTCATCAAACCCTGCTTTTTTCATTGCTTGTTTAATTAAAGTTGTTAGCTTCTCATCCATTTTATTTTCTCCTTATAATTTTATTTTTTAATAAAAAAAGAGCCAACTCAAAAAGACTCGATCATAAAGTCTTTTTAGATTGGCTCTCTATCTTGGAGCTCTGTTTAATTATTTATTTTTTCTTTATTTATATTACAACATTTTTTTATATTTTACAAGTTCAACAATAAAATAATTCTATTCCCTTTTACTTTTTCGATATTGCCTTTTTTAATCTTTCTGCTGCTTTTATTACTTTTTCCTTAGTCGCTGCCTCAAAAGTCCCCTTGTTTTCTTCGCAATGTGTTCTTGCTGCTAATTCTGTATAGGCATCTATCGGATAGCGAAATGCCTGGGTCGTGGTCGTGGTCTTCCCCTTCAATCTTCCGATAATGATAGATAATTTCCCCGATTCGATCGTTTTGAAACTATCGGACTGAAAAAGACTAGGACTTTTGATTCTGCAGGAATGAAAATTGGGATATGGCATCTGGTTCACCTCCTAAATATTTATTTTAGATAAAACTTCTCTAATCCTTCAGAATACCCTCAAATTCAAACGTAGAGTGCCTCTTTTATTGAATCTCTACACTTTTAAGGTAATTTGATAGCCTATTATCCATCTATTATTTATGATTACACTTTTTTTAAAATCATTTTGCGACCATTCGCTTATGTGGGTTTCATATATATTGCCAAACATTGTGCCCTGTCCGCTAATATAATTGGGAGTTGACACTATCCAATGCCTGGCTTTTTTGAGCATTTCAAGCCCTTTTTCTTTTTTTATATGTTCGATAACATCCATGAATAATACTAAATCATAATTCGCTAATATTCCATCGTTTTTAGTTATATCTTGATTATAAATATTATTATAAATTACAGCATACCAGGGTAGTCTGGTATATTCCTTAAAAATTTCTATTGCATCTATTCGTTTTTTCCACTCTTCCGGGTATAACCGCCCTTGCCAGACTTCAAGATATTCTCTTAATAGGAAGCCCCATTTTCCAAAACCAGAACCTACGTCAAGAATAGAATCCGGATTGATTCTCATTATTAAATCAATTACCGGACTGATTATATTGGGCCTACTTGATGGCATTTTAATCCTCTTTTATAATATCTTTAATTTGTCTTAATTGTTTTTCCAGAGTCCACTCTTTTTCTATGATCCAATTTCTATATTCATTACTATTATAATCTTTGCTAATTATTTTATTAGTTGCCTCATCAATAGTATTAAAAATAACATTTTTAGGATATAATTCTTTGGCCCCCCTAAAGTTATGGATTACCGGTTTAATTCCCCTCGCCATTGCTTCAAAAATACCATACCCAAAACTTTCATGTATCGATGTATGAAGCAGGTAATTTTTATCTTCCCAAAATTTCTCCATATCATCAATCCAGCCGTAGAATTTTACATTATCCTGCAATCCCATTTCCTTGACCATATACTCCAGGTATATTTTATATCTTAGATCCTGGAACGAACCTGCCACGTGCAATTTATATCTTTTATCAATGTCAGCTAATTTCTTTAATATTTGTAAAGCCATTTGAGGATTCTTTTTATAATTAATGAATCCAACCCAAGATATGTTATATCCGGGTTGCACCTTCTTCCAGTGGGTAGAATCCAGGTCAATCCCATTAGAAACGATTTCTATTTTAACTTTTTCCTCAATGTCCGGGATAAATATTTTCAGAATTTCTCTGATATGGGGGGCTACCAGAATTAGTCTATTTACTACAAGCCAATTGATCTGTTTAGGAAAATCCGTAAATATTTCATAGCTGTGAAGTCTAATTATAACTTTTTTACCTTTGATCCCTTCGTAATTCGTTCCTATTATGGCCGTCTGATTGCACCATTCCAGCCAGATAATATCAGCCCAGTCAATTGCATTATATATATCTTGTTGATTCCTGATCATAAACTTCCTAGTGGTATAATTGTCTGACAATCCTTCAATTATCGGATCTATAAATTGGTCAAGTCCTGCCAGACATATAAAACCTACCTTTTTCATTTATTTTTCCTTTTTATGTCTCGAATTTTTCGCCTGACTCTCTGCTGATCGCAATTCCCTGCTTAATGGCCTTAAGTTTTGCCGCCGATTCGGACTTTTTATCGCCAGCAGTATATGTATAACAAGCACCGCTATCCCCATATTTCCATCCTGGTTTATCGTTTAATCTACATTTCATTAATGGCATTTTATTCCTCCTTCTCAGGTAATTTTTTTTGTTTCTTAATTTTCTTCGGTTCATAAGGCATAAAATCAATACCTACAAATTCTTCAACAAGTTCTAAACTGCCGTCAGGTTTCAAAAAAGGATTTTTATTTTTATCTTTTTTTGTTTCGGCCATTATTTATTCACCCACCTTTTATATTCTATTCCATACTTCTTGGCAAATATTTCCATTGCCTCATGAGTATGTCTTTGACTTGTTACTTTTGATGCAGATTTTACTGCTTCGTCATATTCAACCCCAGTCTTTATCAAACTCTCACGCCTTAATTCATAAATCGTCTGATATTTATCTTGTAATCTACTATTTTCTAATAAATAAAAACTTTTTACTTCGGACCCGGAATGTGGAAACTTTGTGCTATCTGTTATTTTCGCACTATATTCGTATTGAGTTCCTATTGCCCTTATTTCAGTTCCTCTTTTATATGCTCCTAACATATTAAGATCATCTCCGGAAAAACTGCTATTGGAAGGATGATTATGTGTAAATAGCATATTATCGACATTCATTTTATCAAAATCTTCTCGTGTGAAATTTACATAATTCTTACTGCCGGATTTTTCAAATACTACATTTCCTTCTTTATCTACCGCAATACAATGTTCTATTTTTGCATCGGCATATCTTTCGTTGAATTCTCCTATTCTTATTAATTGCATATTCATCTTTTCAGGCCCAAATATAGGCATGCTTATTCGTGTTATATCTTCTCTAAGTATAAAGTCCTTTGTAAAATTGTCTTTAATAAAATATGGTATATTCTTATATCCTGCAATCTTAGAAGCATTTTCTTTTATCCAATTCTCCGCTCTTTTAGGAATTTTTGAAATATAATTTGATTGAGCGATCTTTCCGGTTTTCATGAATTTAAGAGAATCTTTTTCGTTGAGCATGATCGAAGTTGTATAGCAAAAGCAAATAGGATGCCACCCACTAAAGATAAACCCCTTCGGGTATTCTCCTGCTAAATTATCGCATATATCTATTTGCGGATGCATACCAGATAAGTGCACCTCTATTCCTGTCACAAACGGTAATTCTTGCCTTCTCGTATAATCGCTCATTCTATATGCCATATTTACTTCGGTTCTGGTAAGCCTTAACGCATTTTTATAAGAACTCCTATAAATCCCTGCTCCAGGATGGTAACCTTTGGCCGCCTTGCTTAAAACAAGTTTCCCTTCCTGTCTAACTCTTCTGAATAACCTATTCGGTTCATTCAAATATTGCTTAATATTCCCTACAATTCCAGCCGCACTTCTTCCGGTAGATATTCCCGAACTAAGATAAAGTTCTAATTGATCCTTCGCTCCATTGGTTAGATTCCAGACTCGTTCGCTCAGGTTCATTCCCGCTTCGGTTCGGTTAAGAAAAGAATCCAGTGCCGCCAAGTTTAATTGATTAAATGAGGGCGATATAGCATCTTTACTTAATTTTATCCCTTCGGTCCAGGTTCCCACCAGTTTATTATTTTTTAAATTAGCCATATCCCAATTGGAAACAATTCCGTTTTTTATGTTGGTCTGAATATCTTCATGGAGTTTATTTAATATTGTATTTACTTTATCTTCTAATCCTTTATTTATTTTATAGAAAGAACCTTGAGATATTATAGATGGCTTTTTCAATTCAAAAATGCTAATTCTCTTAGCCAAATCCTTTGACGCCTGGTTTAATGTTGCTTCAATTTTTCTATTGTATTTGATTATATTCTGTATATTCTTCTTTTCGAATTGATCTTCGATTCCCATTTAAGGTCCCTTTCTCTAATAAATTTACATTTTCTTTATCGGCCATTATCATTACCTCAGGTAGAATTCCCTTCTTCCTTGCTGCCCTAATCAAAAATTTAATATCTTTGGAAAGACATTTACCCCCTGCCCCCCTGTAACCATCGAATAATGGATCGAGATGCATTGCGTTGATATACTTATCCAGCTTAAATGCCTCAAATAATTTATAATAGTCTGCCCCATATTTTTGACAGATATCGTATAGTTCATTCCCAAATACTACTTTTATGGTATACAGACTATTTAGGGCCACCTTCAATAATTCCGCTTCTACCGGCTTCATCATTATTATTTTATTTTTATTAATTACACGCTTAAATAGTTTTTCAAATATCTCGAATACTTCTCTTTTCCTGGTCCCTACAATTATTTTATCAGGGCAGATTTCATCCAATAACGCTGTTCGTTCCCGTAAGAATTCAGGCAAATAGACAAATTCTCTCTTATATTTTTTTACAAATTTATCTATCGTCCCTGGTATAATAGTTGATCTTATAGTGATTATTCCTTTTCTGTTTTTAAGGTTTATATAGCTTACTGCCATTTTAACATCTTCAAATTTCATATCCGCTTTAGTAGGCACACAGACGAATATAATTTCGCATTCAAAAATATCATCGTTCAGGCCTTTAAATGGATCGTATTGTTTAACCGGATAATTCATATCTTTTAATAATCCGGCAAGGCTGTTTCCGATAACTCCGCAACCCACTATTCCAAGCTCCATTTTGTTATGCATTATAGGATTCTCCCAGATTTGATGTTTCGCCCTTTTCTTTTTCTAACCTTTTAATATCTTCTTCTGCATCACTCACAAGCGGGTTTTGCCTTACAGCTTCATCCTGGCTCATTATTATATCCCCTCCGCGGGCCACCGATAAAGATTTCACAATCTCCGTTACACTTTGAGGTAGAATATCCCCAAATTGAATCGATATATCTAATTCTTCTAAGTTTGTTTTTTCCTTTATATCAGTTACAGATAATATTGCCTTCAATAAATTGATCCTTCTGGTCAACCCCTCTCCGAATATTTCTTCTTTGTCTTTCGCTTTTAGAATTGAATCCATAAAAAGGAATTTGAGGGCTTCTCCTGAAGTTTTCGTTAATCCCTTAACATTGCTAAAAGATAGATCCGGGGTTGAAGTTATAGAATAGATAATATCTTTTAAAGTCTCATACTCTAATTTTACGGCTTCCGGCGCATGTTCCCAGGTGAGGTATTCGGCGTCCCCATAATCCGTTTTGCCCTCAGCATTAACTTCCCCAGTAAACCGTAACATTTTCCCTACTTCTCCTTTTTCCGGTGGATTGGTTATTTTCCCTTTGATCTTCAATGTAGGCGAACCAAAATAATCATTGGTATCTGCGGATTTAGAGATTAGCATTTCAATTCTATCAATTTCACTTTGCACACTTGCCCATTCTGGCTCAGCTTGCTCATAATATATTACCGGAATTTTCTTATATAGATTCTCTTTCTTCTCTACTTTCCAGGCTTCCTTTTTTATTCCATAGATAAAGTTTTCAGCAGTGTAAATATCTATATGCTCATAAGTTTTTTCATCTGCATCTTCTAATTTATACCGTCTCGTGAAGGCATCCATATCACCGTTATTGTTAAAGTGGGAATATATCTCATCGCCATTTTGGTTACATAATAGAACCACCTTGATATGCTTCACGTTATCACTATCAATTATTACATACCAAAGCTCAGCCACCTTCGTTTCTACAAATAGCCGGCGTGCCAACTTTTTATTAAAATAATCTAATTTGTTTTTATCCCAAACGTCATTTATTAGTGTGAAGGCTTCCTGATATTTATCCTCTTTGTTATCTAATATTAGCTTAGTGGAGTCACCAAATAAAAAGGATACTGCCATATTAACAATCTTTTTTTGATATCGGATAACCAATTTAGCCTGGGCAATTATCTTTAATGTTGCTCCTTTTCCAGCGGTCTTTGCGGGTCTGTTGAGGATATCATGTTCTCCTTCATACTGCTTTTTGTAAGTCTCGACGTCCCGCTCTACCGGGTCTTTACATAAAATGGTAGTTAACTTTGTAAAATTAGTTTCATACTTTTCTAAGATCTCTTTTATGTTCATAATAAGCTCCTTTCATTTATTTTTAAAATATTCCCAGCCCATCAGCGGTATAAGCTTCTTCTTCCTCTCTCTCAAAAATCCTATCATTGAGGGCATAACGAACCTGATCTATGAAGTGATTATTCCGATCCACTGGCGTATTAATCACTTCTCCATCCTTATTTTTCTGCCATTGATATAATTGAAATTCGTTTATAGCATTCTGGCATTGCCTATCTATTATGATTTCAAATTGTTTCATATATTGAATACCAAAATTGACACTCCCCGGTCCCTTCTTGGCCGCCAGGGCATTTATCCCATAACCCCTCAATTCTGCTATTGATTTAGGTTCAGAAGAATCGCACCTTATATATTCCTTACCGATATCCGGTTTCAATCTCGATGCTATAACATCGTTAGTCAATCCCAGCTCATATAATAATTCCTGCAGTATATATAATTTCTTCCCCTTTATGGCCTGCCTTCCCGCTGCACTGGGATCATTTGCAAACCCAAAATCAAGCCCGTTATAATAGGTCCCGAATGTATTTTTAATTTGAGTAAGATCCTCAATCTTCCAATTGGTGAAAATCAAATCCCCTAAAATTCCCCAGTTCCCCAGAGTGTATACTTGTCTGTAATATTCATCCTTCTCATTCTCCAGCTCATCTATATCATCTTGTTCTAAAAACCTTAGATTGTCTTTGTAGGTTGTCTTCAGGATCGATAACCTGTCATCGTGATATTCAAATTCACCTTCTACCCAATTCTTGAAATATTCCTTGAATATCCAGTGAGTCCGGAAAATGGGGTTGAAAACCATTGCTAGACGTTTTAAGACTTTAGACTTACCCCTCAACCTTTTATATAACTGTTTAACATCGTCCCTTTTTGTTTCGGTTGCTTCTTCTATCAGAATATCAGTAATGACCCCTTTTTCCGGGATTATCGATTTGAGTTTTTCTGCATCATCCAGCCCCCTGAAAAGGATCTGATATCCAGTAATACAGGTTATGGTCATTTCAGTTTTATTGATTTTGAATAATTTCGCTAGATTAAATTCTAAAATAACTTTCCTGATTTCATTGAATACCGATGTCCGCAAGGTATTAGCTGTATTTCTTATTACGAGATAATTTCTATTATTTTTTAAAAGATCAATCACGCACCTTTGAGAAATAAATACCGATTTCCCGGCAGAACTTCCCCCGAAGAATATTTGTGTCCTGGTATTATTTCTCAGGTAAGGGATATAAATTTCGTTAAAAATTTCTTTATCAGAAATATCAACTTCTATCATCTTCGGGTATTTTCACTTTAACTTTGATTTCTCCGGGTATATCATATTCAAATTTATCTTTCCATCTATCTTTCGCTCTATTCTTTAACCAGAATATTTGGGCTATTACATTACCCTTTAAAGCACTTGCAAATAGAGCATCCTCGACTGACTGAGTCCGACTATCTATAATTGAACTTACTTTATTATCAAATCTTTTTGATTTTTTTCGCCATTCCCATATAGTATTACGTGACACATTAGCTGATTTGCAAGCATCACTTATTGATACTCCTCCTTCAAGTGATTCAAGGAATGCTTCCTTTTTTTGTTCTTTAATTTCTTTTGATATTTTCGGCATTTACTTTCGTCGCCCCTTTTTGTCATTTTTCTGTCCTTTTTGTCCTTTTTATTTTCATGTCTTATCTTCCCCCCTAAAAACAAAAAGGCCAAATCAAAAGAGCAATTTCTGCTTTTTTAATCTGGCCCTCTAAAGATGGAGCTCTACGATATTTAATTGTTTAAAATCTAATCTTCCTTTTTAAAATAATGTAGGCTGTAAAACCTTTGTTTCTTCTGGGATTATGTTCATTCCGGGTTTCTTAAGGGTTAAATAGTCTTGGTCAATATACTTATCATCTAATTTTATATTCATATATTTATATAAATCTTTTTTTATATAGAAATCCTTTCCATATTCTAACAATTTCTTTGCTATTTTATTCCCGAAATCCCGCCAATCTACCTCATGAGATAAATGGTAATGGTTCATTTTACCTACTTTATATTGGTCGATAAAGGGATAGCTTAATTCCAATAATTGATATGTGATCAATGGCCTGATAACCGGTTCAAAACTCACCCAGGTCTTTATGCCTTCATTATGTAATTTTTTTAATACTTCTATTCTTTCTCTCGGCAATGCAGCGTTGGGTTCGTACTCTAAACTTTCCTTTTCATCCAGTAATGTTAGGGTGGCGCCCACCTTTATTTTTTTGAATTTTTTGAATAGATCCACATCCCTTAAAATTCTTTTGCCGCCCTTAGATAATATTGCAGTTGGTATATTATATCTTAATAATATCTTTAAAATTTCTCTTGTTGTTTCGTATTCTATATCTGCCTTGCAGTAAGGATCGCCCATAAAGCATAATAGCACCTGTTCAGTTATTTCTTGCTTTTTTAGTTGTTTCTCTAATTTTTCTAGTATATTTTTTCTTGGTTTTATATCTATACTTGTTATGTATTTTCGGAATGGCATAGTTTTTACATAACAATACTTGCAATTATGATCGCAACCGTTATAGATATTCAGAGAATAGGGACTATATTCCCTTGCTTTTCCTCTTGGTTTATAGATAATTTCCTCCATTTTTTAATATCCCCTTTTATTTATTATATCACGGAAAGCCTTATCTTGCAAGGGTTTTGAAGGAATATATAAATATTTTTTATTATTTTTATTGATTATTATTATTTTTTTAATGCCGTTTATTGCGAGATATTGTTTAAATTTCTCTATGCCGTTTCGGTTAAATAGTGTAGGGCATTTCTTAATCATATTTTTTGTGTATCCTATTTTTGTTAACATTCTTACAGGTAATCTGCCAAATATACTTTGAACGAAAGTTACAAACAATATTCCTTTGTATTTCTTTTTGAATATTATTTCCAGTTGTTTAAAAGGAACCCCGTAAGCGTCTAAATCGATGATATCATATTTATCTAAATTCATTCCTTTCAGATATTTTACATTATCGCCCTTTAATGTGCTTCCGTAAGATATTCTATCTATCCCCACTACATTTATATTTTTATTTGATTTTTTCTTTATTTCTTTCCATATTCGTGATCGGCCAGCGAAGCAATCGAGCACTTTTATGCTTTGTTGGTCCGGCAAGTGATTCACTCTTAAATTGATTTTACTGTTCAAATAGGAATTGTCCGTTTTAATTTGCTGTTTGTTCATATTCGCCCTTCCCGGTTATTTTATTTTTTATTATCTCTAATTCCTTATTTATTTCATCATAGGAATCTACATCTATGGAAATTAGTATATGGACCCTTCTATATTCTCTTATCTCTTCTTCTTTTTCCATATCCTCGGTAGTTTCAAATGTCGGGTTTTCCAGTTCTTCTTCGGTAAATCCCACGTCCAATAATAATTCCTCATCTTCATTGGCCAGCATATCCCAGTCCCAACCTCCTAGATTCTTGTTTTCCCTTAAATTTGCTTCTTTTAATTCCTTATTGGTTAGCTTCCTGTTTGGGACCCTTACATCAATTTCCTCATCTCCCCGGCCTAATAGCTGTAATATCTTCATTCGTTGGTGTCCGGATATGATAGTATTATCGGTATTAATTACCGGGATAGACATAAGATTAAATCTCTTCAAACTTTCCTCTAGATCATTTTTTTGCTTTTCGGTCATTGTTCTGGGATTTTCTTTATAAGGAATTAAATCATTTATTTTTCGCTGTTCGGTATGCCATTCTAATTTTTGCATGTCTCCCCTTTAACCTCCTTTAAGGTTACCACCAATTTATCTGGATTCTGATAATCAACTATATTTATTGCTCCGCAGCGGTCTTTATAACATTTAATCTCTATCTTGGTAATTCCATCAATGGTGCACTCTGGTAATAGAAAAAAAAGATTTTTGCCACACATTGCACATCTTACTTCTATCCTTTTCATTTTATATTAACCGCCCTTTTAAAGTCAATTCATTCCCAGCCGGGAATCAGCTTTCCATATTTCTCTATCTCTTTATAACTTATTATCTCATCAAAATTTATTTTTAATTCATTTACTAAGAATTTAATCATTTCGCCATTAGTTTTTGACCTAGCATATTTATCAGGAATTATAAACTTTAATTTGGCAAATTCTTCTGGGTAATATTTTTTGAATCGCCTTAATTTTGTTTTATCACTTGGTAGAAAATAACCTTTAACCTCTATTAAAAAATATGTATCTAAATAATATAATACAAAATCTGGTTTATAGTATTTTTGCCCTCTTTTTATTCTATTAAAAAAATATTCGATAGGCTCATATTTCCATTTGCATTCTCTTAAATTAAAATATCTGGCAATATTTGCTTCCATTTTGCTTCTAACATATATTCCTATGTCTTTTCTATATCCGCCTTTGGCTATATGCATTTAATTGCCTCCAGTTTTATCCATCATACTTTGGACCAAAAACTTATCATGAATAGTTTCTATTGTTTTATAGAATTTTACACGCTCATTATTTATCCTATTATTTTCCTTTCTTTTGGCTAGTAATTCAGGACTTACCCTTTGCTCAAAAGTTAATTTTTTAGATTTTACTTTCTCCTTGTCCTCATAATCATGATATATTCTATAATCTCCTTCCTTTCTAATTCCCCATTTTTTTAGATATTTGTAAATAGTTTTCATTGTATTACCTTCATTTTTCGCTATTTCTCTAACTGGCACCTCTTCCCGATATTGACGGATTATATTTTCTTTATTCATTACAAATTTGCTTTTAAATCTCCCATCAGTAGTTCTCTTTATCCCGCATTCTCTCAAAAAATCATAAATAGTAACAAAATGGACCTTATATTCTTGGGCAATTTCTGCTATTGGCATGCCTTCTTTTTCTTTTTGGAGTATTGCCTCTTTGTGATCCATTAACATTTGATGTTTTTTATTTTTGTTTATTTTAACTCTCATTTTATTATTTCTCCTTTTATATTTTTCATCTTTATCGAAGGCCCTTTTGTTTAGGTGCTTGAACTAGGAGCCAAAGTTCGGGTTTTGGGAAATCCCTAGCTCCACCTTGCAAAAGAGCCTTATTTAATAAATAAAATAATCTCATAATTGCCATCTTTATGAAGTCTAATTTTTAAATTTTCTAAATTCTTATTCATTTAATTACCATCATCCTTTTCTTATCTTTTAAATATTCTTCCAATTTTTTAAATCTTTTATCATGGCTTTTAAAAATTTTACTAATGCCAAACAATACATCGACAAGGGTGGCAAGTTCTAGGCTTCGTCCCTTCCTCCGCTCGTAATTTTCCGTAAACCTGCATATCTTGTTACCCAATTCTTCAATTTTATCTATTTTTTTAAAGTCTTTAATATTAACCATCAATATCTCTCCTTTCTATTTCGCTAACTTCTTTAGCTTTTCTATATATAATTACCTCCCGGTCCTCATCCCTGGGATCAATCCAACGATGATATTCAGGATAGAAATTGTAAGGTAAGCTCCCGGTGGCCCCATCTTTGCTTTTAGTTATATTTAGTTCCATAAATTCGGGATCATCGCCATCCCTTCTAAGTAAACTCTCCATCTTTAATTTTCTCTCCCAGT